GACCCCGCGCGGCGTCAGCCTTGTCGCCTCGTAGGCGCGCAGGTCTTCCCGGTTCCTCAAATAATCCCGAATGAGCTGCTGCACCACGAATCGCCGTTCCATCGGCCATGCCGCAATCTGCTCTTGCAGCTTTTTCAATGCCTCGTCCGAAACCATCCGTCAGCCCTCCTTGTTCTGCCACCCGCAGCTCGGGCAGATGTAGGCGTCTTTCTCCGCGTTATAGAAGACGCGCGGCGAGTTGCACGTCGGGCAGATGAAGATATCGCCCGCAAATCCCGGATCGCCCGGCGGTCCGGCAGGGTCTCTGTGCCCCTGCACGACTTCATCGCCGCGTCGCAGGAACTCTTTCAGCGTGCCGCCCCGCTTTTTCAGCCCCTCGTCCATCTTCGTCAGCGCCTCAAGGCCCTGCTGCTGGAATTCAATCAAATCAGCCGCTTCCCGCATCGTTCTGCCGATGCAGCTCGTGCCGATCAGGTCTCTGTTGTGGCTCGGGCATCCGTTGCAGTTGTCGCTTGCGCAGCATCGCAGCGCCATCAAAACCTCGTCACTTGTCATCGCTCTTGCCCTCCTTCGGCTTGACGCGCCGCACGATGCTGATGCAATTTGGATTGCTGTTCTCCCACATCGGCGATTCAGGGTCGGCCGCCAGCAGTGCAAAATGAGCTTGAAATGCTTTCGCCAGTCCTTCGTTGCTCCTCGCAAGCATGCCGTAAATGGCATGGGCCAGAAAAGTTGTGTCGCTCAAAAGCTCCGCGAGCGACCCCTGTGCCTCGAGTTCCGTCACCTTGCCGTCCTTGGTCTTATAGCTCAACATGTCTGCACCCTCCTTAAAATTTGAAACTCTCGCGGATGACCACGCCGCCGACGTTCGCCTCCGCCGTAAAATACCGATGGTTTTCGTTGATGTACACGATTCTCCCGTGTACCCCGCCTTTCTTGCCGAGCGCTGAGACGATTCCGTTCGACCCCTCCCAGCTCGTCGGCACCCAGCTATACGTTTCTCCGATCTGCATGCTCAATACCTCACTCCGATAAAATCCAGCACTCGACCGTAGCCGAGGCCCTTTTCATTGGGTTTCCATAGACCATCAGCAGGATCGTAAGCCCCACCGCCGATGCAAAACTCATAGTGCTTCGGGTGCGTGTGCTTCATGCGCTCGAAGCGGTTTTCGCCCTTTTCAAGGTGCGCCCCGAAACCGCAGAACATGCGCCCCGTCCCCTGGCATCCCGTGCAGTGCAGCTTACAGTCGATCAGCGTCGCTCCGTAGTCGTTATCACTGTCACTGGCTACGATATCGCCGTATGCGCTGCAATACGGGATGTTTTCGTCCTTTAAAAGCTGTTTCGCCGCCTCTTTCGGAATCGGCTGATTGCTATACCCGGTCATCCGCTTTCCCCAGCTTCATGAAGCATCCCCAAAAGGTTTGCGATTTTTTGCCGCTATGATGTCCAAAAAGGGGGCGTTCGCCGATGGCCGCCCAAACATCTGCGGCGGGGATTTGCGTTTCTGCCCACTTGAAAATCAGCACGCCGTCTGGTTTTAATACACGCATACACTCGCGGAATCCGTCATGCAGCATTTCGCGCCAGTTCTCGCCGAGCTGCCCGTATTTCTTTCTCATCCACGCATTTTCGCCTATGCGGCGCAGGTGAGGTGGATCGAACACGACGAGCGAAAATGTGTTGTCCGAAAACGGCAAATCCGTAAAGTCGCACTGAATATCTGGATGAATAATGCACTTGCGCTCGGAATCGTGCTTAGTGCTCGTCCAGACCGCAGAACACTCTTCGTCGCGGACGTCGCAATAAACCGCGGCCGGATGCTGCTTATCAAACCAAATCGTCCGAGATCCGCACGTCACGTCAAGAATTTTCTTCGCACCGTTCCCGCCCATGATCTGGCTCGCCTGAATGCTATTCATCGCGCACCACCTCCTGCACCTTCCCCAGCGGGCAGTAGAAAAGGCAGTTGTGCTTGCTCGCGTCCCGCAGGATTGCTCTATGTGCCGCCTTGCCGCTCTTGTCGAATCGCAGCTCATAGCCCTCGGGGTAATATTCGATCCCGGCGTACAACACCTTTGGCTTGTCCTTTTTCACCGCCGCCTGCACGCACAGGTCTAAAAACGTGCTTCGTTTCATGGCATCATTCCTCCCCAAATCTCAATTTCGTCACGGCAATCGGGAACTGCTCGATTTCGCTTGCCCAGCGTGCCGTGCCCTTGCCGTTGTGCCGCTCGAACACCAGTGGGAACCCGCCGATGCCGTCGAACAGGCTCCCCATCGTAACGGGGCGCAAATACTGCGCGCTGATGCGCTTTGCCAAAAAGTCCCAAAACGGCAGCGCAATCGAGTTGCCGCAGGCCTTATAGCGCGGGCTGTCCGCGCTGTCGCGGAGCTTGCCCTTGCTGTCGCGCCATTCGCCGATGTCCGTCCAGCCGTCCGGATAGCCTTGCAGCCGCTCGCATTCCATCGGCGTGAGGCGGCGCACAATCATTCCGGTTCGGATGGTGTTTTGCAAATTCAGACCCCTCGGTGAAATTGCGGCAATCAACACTGCTGACCACTAAATCGGTGCTGTCCTTGTAGTCTCGCTGCTTGCAGCTGCTCGCAACGTCTCCCTCGCGGTAGTCCCCGAAGCCCTGCATTTGATACGCGACCGCCGGAACCTCGCCGAAGGTGTGCAGCGCAGGACACGGCTTGTCCGGTCCGACGGCGCTGCGGTTATTCGGCGATGTGATCTGCGCGCGATCAAATATCAAAACAGACGGACATTGATTCGTCCCGCTTGATACCGCGCCCAGCGTCGGCGCGCATTCCTCGGCGTAGCCGATGCCGTTCGCCTTTGCACCCTGCCCCGCCTTAAAGGCCGCGCAGATCACCGGCTGATTGTTCCCGCTCATGCCGGCCGCAGCGGTCAGCGTAGGTGCTCTGTCGTCGCTTCGCACCTCGGCCCCGCCTTGCTGTGTCGCCATGCAGAAAATCGTCTGGTCGTTGCTGGTGCCGAGCGTCCCGCTCTTGTCCTCCTGAACTAAAGCGCCTTTCCCTCCTCCGTCACAGCCCCCCCTGATTCGGACTGCATAAGAAGCACCGCTTTCAGCGTTTCCGGCAAGCCTTTCCCGCGCCGTTCCGCTCTCCGCAGGATGCCTTGACACGCTTTTGCGCTCAAAGAGTATTTCGCCTGCGGTGTCGCCTCCAAAATCTGCGACAACCGAGATACGACGGCGACGTTGGGGGACTCCCCAGTGTTGCGCATCATGCACTCGCCAAGCCACGCTCCATCGTCCTCCCACTTCATCGTGGTAGCCCCCCCAGGTGTTCCAGCCTTTTTCAGGCACTTCAATATCGGGGGCTTCCGGCTCTGCGATGCGGATGATCTCTTCGAGGACCGCTGCGAAGTCTTGTCCTTTGTTGCTGCTGAATGCTCCGGGCACGTTTTCCCAGACCATAAACCGAGGTCTGGCCATGTCGCCTGTTCGTCCGTTCGCTCTGTCATGTTCTCTCATCTCCTTCACGATGCGGACCTGTTCCATGAACAATCCGCTCCTTGCACCGGCTAACCCGGCGCGTTTTCCTGCAATACTCAAATCCTGACACGGTGAGCCTCCCGTGATAACGTCCACGGTCTCAATCTCCGCGCCGTTGATTTTCGTAATATCGCCGAGGTGCTTCATTTCCCTTGCGCTTCTTCCCCACCGCATGCTATAATGGCGGGGAAGAAAATCTCCTTTCATGTGTGTTTTTCTTCGTGGCGGTTGACCGGTGCCATCGGTCAGCCGCCTTTTTCATGCGTTCGCGGCCTGCATGGCCCATTCCGGCATGGCGCTTTTGGCTCTCGTCCGCCGGTCCGGCGCGTACAGTGGGCAGCGCACGACGCGATAGCTGTCGGTCGTGTAGCGGTAGCACTTCTCGCCGTGCTCGCTTTTCGAGCCGTTGATCGTCGTTTTCTCCGCCTCCCAGCCCTTCACAGGCTCGAAGCGGATCGCGTGCGTCACGGGATCTCGCTCCGTCCACGAGCAGCCGCCGCACGCCCGCGCGCACGACCAGCACAGCGTCGGCCGCGTCTGCGGCGCGATAAATCGCTTGTCGTCCATGTGCGATTCACTCTCCCGTCATCTCCACGGCGATCTTGCCGAGCACCGAGACGACCATCCATTCCGCCGCCAGCGCAGCGCCCGCGCGCGTCAGCTCATTCGCCAGCGCCCCGTAGGCGTCCACGTTCTGGTCTTTGATGGCGTCCCACATCTCCTTGTGGACCTTTTCAAGGTCGCCCGTCGCCTTCTTCGCGCGCTCAAGATGAGCTTTGATCTCCGCCCAGCTCTCGTTGTCGCTCGCAAAGCCGCGCCCTCGCTCCTGCATCGTTGTTTCCAGCAGTTCCGCCGCCGTGTGCTCAAGATTGCCGAGCAGCTGCGCGCCCGAGGATAAATAGCTCATTTGCGCACCCCTCTCTTTCTCCTCGGCTCGTCCAGCTTCAGGACAAGCTCCATTCCGCGCCACGTCAGCCAACCGGCGCCCACCGCCGCCAGCCACGTGACCGCCGGGTCGGTCTCCGCCGCCGCGCCCGCGGTCATGTCCGCCGCCAGGCAACCCGGTTCCAGCAGGCACAGCAGCAGCACCGCAATCCACAGCAGCACCGTCAGCCGCAGCAGCGCCGCCGCGTAACGCAGCGCCCTTTCTTCTCTCGTGCGATTCTTTTTCATTTGTTGTTCCTCATTTCTGCAAAGGGGTTTCCCTTGCGTGTTATTGCTTGATGTAGAATTTTGCCTTGCCGCGCATCAGCTCATTGAGGTATGTCACGCGCAGCCACGACCCCAGCTTTTCGCGCTGCTCGTCGCTGAGCGTGTCCACGTCCACCTCTCCGCCGTCCGCCGTCTTGACATAGGCTTTCACGATGATCGGCTCCTGTTTTCGCTTCCCCATTCCTGCACGCTCCTTTCCCTCGAATGTATGCCGCCGCGGCATGTCCGCTTGCCGTGTTCACCCGACCAGCTTGATTGAATACTCGATCCTCGAGCCGTCATGCCTGACCCGCTGGCGGCTCATTTTTTTAATGGCTTGTCGCAGCGCCTCA